ATTCGCGAGAAAAAATAATCGCAGGACGTTTGGACGTTTGGAAAACGGCTCTATCTTTGCGCCCGTCAATCGAGAGAGAGAGACAAAAAACATAAGCGGAAGTAGCTCAGTTGGTAGAGCACAACCTTGCCAAGGTTGGGGTCGCGGATTCGAGTTCCGTCTTCCGCTCTCTTTTTATAGACGAGTAACACCTCCAATCACTGTAGCCTCTATAGAATACACGAAAAAAGAGATACAGCAAAAGAATTAGGTTTAAGACAAACAGACCTAATCAATAACTTAATTGAAGATGGATATGTCTACCGTGATCAAAAAAGCAAGTTAAAGCCTTATGCAAAATATGGAAAGACCGGAAAGGGATTATTTGAACTCAAAGAGTTTAGCAAAAATGATCATTCGGATGTTCAAACACTTATTACTCCAAAGGGCAGAGAAACGTTCAGACTGCTTTATAAAGCATAGGAAATTATAGAAAGGAGATTAGCACATGTTAACACCACAAGACATACAAAATATACAGCTGATAGACACTGATGAAATTGCTAAGCGGTTGCACTGTGGACCGGAAAGAGTTGGTTGGTATAGACGTGCCGGTTTACTAAAATACCGTAAATTTGGAAAGTTATGCTTAACGACTGAAGCAGAATATGCGGAGTTTATCCAGATGACTGCAGGTATGGATCTGAGCAACAAAATGAAAATCCGTTTAGCAGGATTGGAAATGAAAAAAGCGCCATCTGACCAAAGAACGAGCGCTTAAGTGACATCGGAAATATGTCACTACCATTTTAACACAGAAAGGTAGAAACAATGAAAAAGAATAAATTTAGCGACAAAGCATTCAAACTAGGCATTTGTCTTTTCTACGCAGCTTTATTTGTAAAGGTCATCGCTTTCGTTCTAGGTATTGACTAATGAAAATGTATTGTGAACATTGCCACAGAATATTTGCCGATGACGATATGAAATGGAAAAAGGGATATCACGATTATTCTTATCGGACTTATCCAGTATGCCCCTTTTGCTCATCGGAGGATATAGAGGAAAAAGAAAATGATACAGAAGATGAAGAGTGATCTAGTGATTATAGAAGAAGATTTCCCATCATTTATCACATCTGAAGAAGATAAATACGAAGAGATGTTTGATGAAGCAATGGAGAATGCACAACTCAATTGGAATAAGAAATACGAGGAAATCAAATGGAGAAATTAACACTTTATAAAAAGCCATTTAGCGGAGATCCAGCAAAGGATAGACATAAGTTCATCGGTGGCAGCGATGCCGGAACAATCATGAATGTCAATCCGTGGAAATCTCAATATGAATTGTGGCTAGAGAAAACTGGACAACTAGAACCGGACGATATTAGCGATAAGCTGCAGGTTTGGTTTGGCACAGAAGAAGAGGAAATCGTGGCTAAACGATTCTGTTTAGAAACAGGCAAATCTGTACGACGTTCTAACATGACATACCTATGTAAAGAATATCCGTTCTTAGCGGGGCATGTTGATCGTATGGTCGTCGGTGAGAACGCTGGTTTGGAATGTAAGACAACGTCTGCATGGAATAAGACGGCTTATCAGGATGGGGAGATACCACCACAATACTACTGGCAGTGCATGCATTACATGATGCTGACAGGATGCACAAAGTGGTATATCGCAGTAAAAAAAGATAACACGCAATTCCATATCCTACAGATTGACCGAAATGACGAGCATATAGACGCGTTATTAAGCGCAGAACAAGCGTTTTGGGATTTGGTGGTAAATAATACTGCCCCAGATATAGACGGCTCAGAAAGCACATCTAACGCGCTCCAGAAACGATATTCAAATGATACACAAGATGTAATTGATTTAAGCTACTCCAGCACAGTCACACAATGCTTACAGTCCATTCAAGATGTAGATATACAGATAGATGCTTTGAACAAAATTAAAGCGGAGTATCAAAACAAAATCAAAGCAGAGATTGGCGAGCATGAAGGTGGATTCACATCCGCTTACAGAGTCTCATGGAAAACGCAAAATAGATCATCAATCGATGCCAAACGTTTAGAGAGTGAGCATCCAGATATTTACCAAAAATATCTAAAAACAACTCAATCAAGAGTATTCAAAATTACAAAAATTAAGGAGAAAACATTATGACAGAAATTAAACAGGCAGTTACACCATCTGTACCAGCAACAAATAAAACAACGAATGCAGTAACAAACGCAAAGAAATTACAATTCAGTGCATTATTAAAATCCGATGCAGTACAACATAGTTTATCTGGAACGCTTGGTGATGCTATGAAGACAAAGACATTCACATCTTCACTTATTAGTGCGGTTAGTACAAATGCTCAGTTAAGAGAGTGTGACGGAATGTCAATCATTAGCGCAGCATTACTCGGTGAAAGCTTGAAATTATCACCTTCACCACAATTAGGACAGTATTACATGGTACCGTTTAACGATAAAAATAAAGGTAAGGTAGCAACGTTCCAACTTGGTTATAAAGGAATGCTGCAGCTTGCAATCAGATCAGGGCAGTACAAACGTATTAATGTATTACCTATTAAGGAAGGCGAATTAGTTAGTTATAACGCACTTGATGAAGAAATCAAGGTAGAACTAATTAGCGATGAAGTTGCAAGAGAAAAAGCACCTACAATCGGATATTATGCAACATTGGAACTTATCAACGGATTCAAAAAATCTATTTATTGGTCAAAAGAGAAGATGGTTGCACATGCTGAAAAATACAGTATGGGATATAGAGCACACAAAGGATATACATTCTGGGAAAAAGACTTCGATGGTATGGCTCAAAAAACAATGTTAAGACAACTAATTTCTAAGTGGGGAATTATGTCTATTGATATGCAGACAGCATATGAAAATGATATGACAGTACAGCCTTCAATTAATAGTACGGATGAAGAAGATGCAATCCACTTTGATACGGTGATTGATGCAGAGACAGGAGAAATACATGAATGACATCATCATTACCATTCCTGGTGAGCCAAAGGGAAAAGGGAGACCACGTTTTACAAAGCGTGGTTTCACTTATACCCCAAAAGATACAGCAGATTATGAGCGAAAAGTTAGATTTTGTGCACAAGAATCACTGCCGATTGGATATCAGCCAACTGAAACAGCATTAAAGGTTCAGATACTTGCATACTTTCCAATCCCAAAATCATTCTCAAAACAAAAACAGCGTGATGCGATTGCATGCAAGCTACTGCCAACTGTTAAACCTGATTCAGATAACATTGCCAAGATTATTCTTGATAGCTTGAATGGCTTAGCATTCTTGGATGATAAGCAGGTAACAGAACTGTATGTGTACAAAGCATATGATGACAATCCTAGAGTAGTGATTAGATTATCAGAAGTAAATAAGGAGAGTCACCAATGATTAATAGTGTAGTTTTGGTCGGCAGACTAACTAAGGATGTTGAACTCAGAAAAACGCAAAGCGGATTATCCGTTGCATCGTTCACAGTTGCGTGTGATAGACGACTATCTCAGGAACAACGAAACAATAACGAACAATCAGCCGACTTCATCAGTTGCGTTGCATGGCGTGGAAGTGCAGATTTCTTAGGTAAGTATGCACGCAAAGGTGATACGGTCGGTGTTGAAGGAAGAATCCAAACACGTAACTATGATCGTGATGGTCAGATGGTGTATGTAACAGAAGTATTAGCAAACTCCGTCAACTTATTGCACAGTAAGCAAACAGTACAATCACAAGAACAAGCATCATATGAACCACAAGCAACACAGGAGCAAAGACCGCAGCAAATGTCAGACTTCGATTATCTTCCAAATGTGGAAGTGAGTTCTGATGATTTACCGTTCTAAGAGGTGAAGTATGAGTAGAAATGATAGTGGATGGATTAAGGATTATCGTTCATTGCTGAACTGGCGATGGTTTAAAGACCCTAATACTGCGCACTTGTGGCACTATCTGCTATTGCGTGCCAGTTGGTTGGATGAAGAACAAGAATTTAAAACAATCAAAATAAAAAAAGGTCAAGTTCTTGAATCCTTACCATCGCTATCTAAAAATACAGGCTTAACATGCATGAATGTACGCACTGCACTAAATCACCTAAAATCAACAGGGGAAATAACAGACGAACTAACAGGGTGTGGAAGGCTTATAACGATAGTAAATTACGCAAAATATCAAGCCACAGACTCACAGGGTAACAGGGAATCTAACAGGGAATCTAACAGGGAGCTAACAGGGAGCTAACAGGGAGCTAACAGCAATATAAGAATATAAGAAAGATAAGAATATAAAGAAGTATAAGAATACTAAGAAATATAGATAGTGCATACATATATAAGAAATATAAATAGTGTGTGCTGGCGAAAGTTGCAACTTTTATCTATATTAGGAGGATTTTCGTAAATTGGAAAAATCACAAGTAAGAAATCTACTGAAAACTCTGCGATTAAGATATCCAGAGTACTACGCAAGAAAAACAAAAAAGGAAATTATTGATATTTTTAACTCTTTTGTAATCACACTCGCAGATGTTGATCAGATTGCAGTAGCAGGAGCGTTAGACAGTTACTTCAAGAGTGGTAACTCAAACTATCCTCCTACAGCTGCACAATTAAAATCAAAGGTCATGGCAATGCCTGAGTATATGTGGAAACAAGCTGTGCAGGAGATGCAGGATAAATTAACACTACAGATACAAACACAAAAGAGAACAATACGTGAAATTCTACTGAGTTGCGCAGTGTTGATTGCAATGTATGACGTCGATACGAAAGAAGAACTAATCGAGTGGTGGGATACATACGCAGAT